CTTTATCAGACAGATATGTGCCTCCAGCAATACCCAAACCTGCGGCAACAGGCACACCCAACAGCGCAGCCAGCATTTTAGGATCGGATGCAGCTTTTTTAGCCAAGCCTTTCTTTTTATCTTTAGATGTTTCCAGATCAGGAATATCGTCAGCTATATTTTTAACTTTAGTTTTTTTATTAGGAGCTATTGCTTTATGTAGTAAGTTTGCTCCAACCAAAGACAAGGCTGCAGGTGCAGCTATGTTTTTAAGTGTATTCAATCTGTTGCCCTTTCCTCCTAGAAAATTAAATGGAGTTTTTTCGTGGTTACTTATATGTATGCGCTGTTTTAATTTTCCTGTAGCCTTATCCACCAAATCTACTGTTTTTATTTTTTTAGGAGACACATTTTCAGTAATGCTCATGTCCTTAGAAGGATCTGCCTGAGGCATAAAATTACCCATCAAGTCTTTCAACGCAGGTGAAGACTGAATAATTCTACGAGCTATTGGAAAATCTGCCATACTATCCAACGTACCTGTAGGTATAGAGTACTGCATCATCACGTTGTGTTTACCTAGGTCATCTCCCATACCTCGAAGATGTGCTTTAAGAGCATCAAGATCTGATAGAGTATGTACTGAGTCAGGCCTACCATATTTTAACTTTTCCTTAACTGTGTTGAAGTATCCTCCAGTAAGTTGATTAGCAACACTTGACCCTATAATTTTTCCCTGTAATTTCAGTGATTCTAAATCACTGGGATGAGCGCCATGTGATCTTTGCATGTCTCCCATTAATTTACCTCCAGCAAAGCCTGCCTCATTTCCATGTCCGCTCCAAAAAGATACGCTTTCTGGGGATGTACCGAAGTATACACGTTTACCTAATCTTCCAATATTTTTATTAAAATGCTGCCTCAACTCTTCTTCAGGCACATTAAATCTTTTACTTAATTCAGGCACTCGATCCATCACACGATCAGCCAAAGATTTAAACTTACTAAACTTACCTCCTTCTTGCATGTGAGCTGTTTCAGCGCTACGAATAGCATCAGACATTATCTCGCTAGCAGGCATCCCTTTTCCTTCAACAGCTCCAGACATTGCACGCATTGCAGCAGACTCTGCAGTATGTCCAGCATCCTGATTGATCTTTTTAATCATGTTAAATAGATACTCTTCATCTTCAGGTGTAAGCTTTCTACCTTGTTTACCTAAGTATTCTTCAAGCATACTTTGAGCAGAATTGCTCATGAGTAAACTATTAAGCCGTTGATTCTTCCCTGCATGTCTTAGGTCTAGTCCCTCGTTCAATATGCCTCCGCCTAGTTCATTTGGCATCAGATTATGTGCAGGACTTCCATGCCACATGTCTGCATTACCCTTAATACCTGCAATAACTGGCGTAAGATTTCCTCTAAGTATACCTGCACCAGTACCCCCATATATGATTCGCTCTAGTAACGATTTGTCCTGTTCTTCACCTACTTCTTTTTTCTTTTTTACATAGGCGTCGATGATCGCCTTCATTTCTTCGGGGGTACGCTGTTTCATATTTTTTAAATTATATAGTAAAGCTAGTAGAAATTTAAAGCTTTTTAGTCACTCTTCGCTGACCATAAGCGTAAACAAGTTTCTTTCGAACAGCAGTCTCATTCTCCTCTATCTCCTGTTCTTCTAGTCTAAGAACCACATATCCTCCTTTTTGAAGAGTTTTAGTTTTCTCCATGTCTTTAAACTCTTTAACATCTCCACTATGCCAGTAGGTGCCGTCAGCAAATATGGCTACGTTAGGGTATATAAATATGTCTGCGATTGTTACACCTAGTACTGGTTTCTGTGTAACAAACTCAATACCCATAGCCTGCAACAGTTCTTGCAGCTTAAGCTCGATACCCGTTTCTTTTCTATCTCCACTCAGATAGCCTTTAATACCTGCACACTTTGGAGTACATGTCTGCTTATTAATCAGACGTTCTGTTTGTTTCTTCCAAAGCCTACCACATATACCACACTCGTACTGCTCTCGCATTATTCGTAGTATCTGTCATGTACAACCATTTTACGCTTAGGTGCGTTTTTACGTCTGACAGGTTTAGAGGGAGCTGTCTTTTTATTCTTTGCTTGATTATGAGACTCTTGCATAGCCTTAAACATTTCAAACTGCCACCAGTTCAGCCAAAAGAAAGTAACAGCAATACCCACATTCAATACCACTTCTGTAGGAGGAGGAGCTGATAGTGTAATGCAGTTAGCTACCGCACCACATGTAGTAATACTTAAGCCTAGCTTAGCCAGAACAGCTTTCATCCTGTTATTCCAGATGCTGTTGTCAGGATCTCCAAATATATGAATTAACAGCCCAAGCCCACTAAACGCAGTGGTGCTATTAGCTATTACATTAACTAGGGTTAGGTTTGTCATATTACTTATTTAAAAATGCACCTCTACTAGATGGTGAAGATGCTGTATTTCTTGGTTGAAGGCTACTGCTGCTAATATTGTCATTATTTATTTCTAAAGCATGCGAAACAGGCGTTCCTTGACTAAAAGTACTAGTCGGCATATTTCCGCCCATTGCAAGACTTCCTGTAATTTGGCTTAATGGAGAATTTGCAGTTCCTGGTGTAGAGGATTTTATATTATCTTGAGTTACATTGTCGTTTTGAACTTTAGTCGTAGATGCAATATTTGTGCTCCCAGCAGGATTAGGTGTAAACCCTCCACGTTCATAGTCATTTTGATTTGCTTGGTTATTAGCAAAATAGTTTTGCACAGGATTTTTTATTTGATTAGGCAACTTATTATACATGCCAGAAACAGCGCTCAAGGCTTTTTGACCTGTGGCAGATTGAATAGCGTTATTTGCCATGCCAGCCAAATTAGCAAATTTATACAAATTTATAGCTTCATATGTATTTAATCCATACTCACTAGCTCTTTTTACGAATCCTTCAATGTATGCTTGTTCTGCGTTCATACTACTTTTCTTTTATTAGTTTTCCTGATCCTAGGTTTTTTGATAGGCTTAACTTCTTCCACTTCATGATCAGGTATTAATTTTTTACTAAAATATTCAATACCTTTCAAGCCTAGAAAACCAAGCAGAAAGGCGATCCCATAATGATAGTGGCTGTCGTCCAGCTTGGCTATGGTTACCACAATAGGAGTAATATAGTTAGCACTTGCTGCACCACCTACAAGACTGCTGATAGTTCTAGGTAGGTTATTAGCTGACCCTTTGCTGGTAAGAAGTATTGCCCCAAACAATCCACTGATCAATAGACCAACGTCAATTCCGTACTGTTTTAAGTCTATTGATTTGGGAGGTTCCATCAAATAAATATACATTAAATTAATCTACCTGACCAGATCTAATTATGTTGAGAAACTTACTGTTTAGCTTCTCTTTCTCGTCAGCAAGATTCTTTAGATACTCGTCAGTACTAGTAGGCTTCTCGCCAAGCATCTCCTGTATCTTTGTAGGTTTGATAGTTGAAAGATACTGTTGCACCAGAACCTTTTTCTCTTCAGGAGATAGCCCTTCGTGAGATTTATATCTAGCAGCTCTACCTATAACTTGCTTGAGCTTTTCGTTGTTAAAATGAGGCTCTAATAGTTGAACAAGCCTTGTACCCTTAAGATCTAGTCCTTCTCCTCCTGCAGAACTAACGATAAGTGCACGAATCTTATTAGCGTTATAGTCTTGTATGAGCTTGTTGCGCACACTGTCCTTTATCTCTCCTGTAAATTCTCCATAGGGTATATTTGCTTCAGTTAAGAGTTTCTTGTATGGCTCTACCCCGCTTCTTAGATAATTTGAATAGATTAAAGCTTTGTAGTTCTTATCTTTAGCCATCTGCTCTTGCAGATAACTGAATGCTTTATTTATCTTGGGCGATACAGCAGTAGCAGGATCTTTAACAAACTCATTTGTAGAGTTGCTGATCATTCTTGCTCCAGTTAAAAACGGAACAAGCTTATCAAGTTCTCTTTTATTCGGAGCTAACCCCATCTCGATTTTCCTCCTGAGCAGCCATGGAATTTTTTTCATTAGTGAGTTGTATATCTCCTTCTGCTGCTCAGCCAGAGGAACGTTCACTGTTTCAGTTTTTAAGCTAGGGAACCCCTCGCTATTACCTGCATGGTAGTCTACATACTTAGAAAATATTCTTTTAAGCTCTTCTGTATTTTTTAGTGAGACATGCTCTCCAGGGCGCATCCCCATCATACGGTACATCACGGATACAGGAATCTCTCTTCTGTTTATATACCTTTGCTCAAATGCTTTTCTATCCTCAGGCATCAATCTTCTCCCTGCAGCGATATTAACTAGTGTGGCTATATCTCCAGGATGGTTATAGATTGGAGTGCCTGACAACAATACTCTTTTCTTAGGATGCGCTTCAGATAGAGCACTGTATAGCTTAGATGCATCATTACGCATTCTATGTGCTTCATCCAGTATCATCAGCTTACCTGACAAATCGTCATTACCCAAACCTTTCCTAGATACTTCCTGCTGTGATCGTATGTTTACATTTTTAGGATGTTTTCCGACCCACTTCTTTATTTCTTTGCTATAGTTTTCTTTTAGGGCTGCAGGAGCAATAACTTCTGCAGGTAGACCAAGAGCCTTATATGCTTCAATACTGCTACGAGTCTTGCCACTACCCAGACCATGCATAAGGATCAACCCTTCCTGGTCATCCTTTTTAAGTTTATCTACTACCCTTTGCTGATGAGGCATCATCATTTCAGTAGATATAGATGTGCTCTTCTGGTCGCTCATGCTAGTTATCTACCTAGATATTTACTTCTATCTACAATATACGAAGGATCGATATTCTTTTTCACTATCTCCATCTGATGAGATCCATCAAACGGAAATGCTCCTTGGACAGATTCTCCTACGGCTTTTCTTGCAGGTTCTAACAAGCTTTTTAATTTACCCTCCTTCCCCTTACTGCCCATAATACTCAGAGCCTGTTTACTATCACGACAACCTTTAGATGCGTCGATGATAAGCTTTCTGAGTTCGTAGGCATCCACAGCCTCTTTCTCTAGCTCAGACTCTTTTTTTTTACCCTTTGGCCTACAGCTATCCTCACTGTATGCTTCTTTACCTGGAACAGGTTCGTAGCCTTCCCAGCATCTGCCTTTAGACTCTTTGAGCATACAGGCTACTTTCTCAAACAACGACTCATGTGCTTCTCCACACTTACAGTTCCATTTACGCAATGATTTATTAATACGGCTATCTGGATTGCTCTGTCCCTCGCTACCTGTGTTCTTACGCTTCATTCCGCACATCCTAGAGCAAAAGCTGTTCTGTCTTTTAGCTCTTTCTCCGCTCGGATTACTTTCAGTTACTGGAGCTTTAAGAGTACCGCCTGTTTCTTTCTTATAGCTAGCTCTACCTTTAGCATTCAGTCCACCCTCAGGATTCTTACCTTCGCTACGTTGCCATGCAGCTACAGCAGCTTTAGTAAGCTTGTCCCATTGCTTCTTATCAGGATAATCCTCACTGCCAGGTTTAGCAGCTTTCTCTCCTCTAGCTTTCTTTGCACGAATATTTGCCCATAGCCCAGGCTTCTCACCAGCCTCTTTACCTAACAATGATTTTATAACATCTAAGTGTGTTTTTGTTCTTTCGTCCATATTTTGTGATTTGCTAGGGGTTTCAATAGTTGCGTGATCTATGCCTCTGTTGTCTAAAGCTTTTTCTAGTGAGCCTTTTGGAGGATTCTTACCTTCACTAATAACTCCATCATCTGTTTTATCGTTATGCGCACTTGTGGCTGTGTCTTTATCTTTTAAAGCTTCTTTAACTTCATGAGCTAGACTAGGTGAACTGTATGCATAAGGCTTAGCAACTTCATCATCCTCGTGAAGAGCTACTACCCTAGAAGGGCGCTTAGAATCTATAATATCTAATAGCTTCTGTTGAATGCTACCCTCTGCAGGTTTATCAAAGTGTCTGTTAATATCTTTCCCTCTAAATCTGCGTTTATCTGTAGGGTTAATATTAGAAATTACATCAGTTGTTCCTTTGAGCTTTTCTGCAGCAACGTCTCCAGCAGGCTCATCTCCATGAATACCTGAGACTACTAGTGTGCTAGCTTTTTTACTCATAATCTGTTGAAGCTGATATCCTACAGCTTTGATATTAGAGCTTTTGAGCTCATGGGTAGCCTCTGCAGTTTTTAACGTAGGTACAGCTGTACTATTTTGCACAAATGCTGGGGCTATGAATGCATCATTTTCAAGTACTTTTTCCTGTACTGGAGATTGTTTTAAATAACGCAAATATCTCTTTGAATTATCTTTTAATCCACCTTCATCCATAGCCCGCTCCATATCAGGCGCTGTCAAAAATCTAGAAATATTGGATTTAAACTGCTCAGGGGATTCGGCTCTGCTACCTATTGAATTGTACAAGTCTTGCTGTATTGTGCTGATACCTGTGGCTCTTTCTTGAGGAGATTTGAAATAACCTGTATCCCCTTCTATAGGACTCAAGTGCTGTGGTTGATGTTTATTATATGAATGCGCAATTTCATGACGAAGCACTTCTCTATTATTTGTTGGAGCCACACCAGGCATGTTCTGATAAGGTATTAACTGTTTAATAGAATCTTGGAATCCTTGAGGCATCTGCCCTGTTTCTTTAATAGCCTTGGCTGTTTCTTCATTATTTAAAATATCACCAAAGTTATTCAACGCGTTATGATATTTTGCGTCTACATTAGGTAGATAATGATTTTTATTTGCGGTATATTTTTGACCTAAATCTGCTACAAATTTTTGAGCATTTCCAGCACCAGTTGGCGCACTTGGACCAAAACGTAAAGCTTTGTCATCACTGATGTTTACAACAGGAACAGTTACCATATTTTTATGTGGCGAGTCAGGCCCGAAAGCCCTTAGTGTTTTACCTGCAAAATCTGGATTAGTGGCATAGTTAGGAGGAGCTTTAACCGACGCCATTGCAGATCCCTTACCAGGGTTTGTGTATATTTGCACAGGTACATCTAATCTGTTATCTGTGCCATCTCCTGGTTGCCAGGCACCACCTCTTCCTGGTGGCACTAGTTTATTATTTAAAGCGTAGTTAGTTGCTTTATTTATTTCAGTGTTTGCCGCACCTTGATTTTTATACACCTGTCCTAAAAAGTTTCTAGGTGTTATTTCTCCTTCATGTTTAAATCCATCAGTTAAAGTCGGTAATGCCAAAGGCTTTGAAGAATTGATATTAAACCCTGTATTGTTCCAATTATTTATTACAGGTGCTGTTTGTGGAGCTGGGTTTGGCTGTACTATTTTGGGGGTAGTTGCCTCTGCCTTTTTACTCATAAGCTGTTGAAGCTGTTTTATCAAAGGCTCAGCCTGATGCTCTGCAGCAGTCTTCTCAGGAGACTCGTTTAGCTCAAAAGCAGTCTTCTCAACAGGACAACATAGATCACCTTTTATCTCATAACCCTTTGGTACCTCATAATCCATATCCTTGAGATACTCAGCACTAAACGCTGTACCTTCGTCAATACATCTACTCACATCCTTAGGAACTCCTGCATTCTTCTCTATATATGTGTACAAACCTTCTCTTTCTTCTCCTCTAGGAAGGAACAGATAGCTATTCTCATCTATAGTGTATCCTAGTTTATTTAATAGGATAACATCGTCAGTATTAGTGTATGGAAGACCATCACTATCAGCTAAACCTGTATTACGCTTATAGGCTATCTTCGAGAAAGGTCTGGGGATCTTTGTAGTGGTTGCAGGGGATGGAGGCTTGGGTGGAGATGATGAGCGTATAGGATTAGAGTAAGCTTTATGTGTCTGATTTGCTCCTGTGATTTGAACAGGCTTTTGAGTGAGTGGCTGAGTGATAGGTTTATTCTGTGTGATGGGTGCACTAGTCAGAGGTTTGTTTTCTGGTGCTTCCATTGAACCTAACTGCTGCTGACTACTCACCGCAGGCTTGTTGTTTGTCTGAACACCAAACGCAGAATGCTTGAGAAGGCGATCAGAGAATTTTTCTTTTTTCTGATGTATTCCAGCCTTCTCAAGCATTTTTTGCAGATATTGTACAGGTGAACTCATAATATGATATGTATGTGTGTCAACCTGTCTCACTATTTATATTAAACTATTAATCATTCAGCGCATCTAGCTGAGCAGGTGTAAGTACTCGTCCAGTACGAGGATCTTGATTGTATGCTCTCTGATTAGGCTGTCTAATAGCTTCATTCCTCATAGGCTTGGTTGCAGGAATAACTGGAGCTTGATTATATGTTCTCTGATTAGGTTGTACTATAACCTCATTCATCATAGCTGGATTTACTTGAGGAACAACAGGGGCTACCTGGGGTGCTTGAGGTTTAGCTCCAAGGAGGCTAGCTCTACTAGGCATTGCTACTGGAGCAGGAGCCATCAATGTGTTTTTAGCTGCCACGTTCATAGGAGAATCTTGAATAGGTACAGCATCTGCAGCTTTTAATAAATTAATAGCTTCGAACTCACTATAGCCATATTCACTTGCTCTTTTTACGAATCCTTCTATGAAGGCCTGGTCTTGGTTTGTCATATTATTATATTAGGTTATTAACGTCTTCTCATTGATGCTGCTTGATAAGCTGGATGATCATATATAGTCTGTGCTCTCATTCCAGGAGTATACACCTGACGAATTGCATCAGCTTTAGCTCTATCTAATCTTGATTTAGGATCATAGCTACCCATGAGTCTTCTAAGGGTATTCACATCCACACCACCAGCTGGAGCACTGGTTGAACCTCTAGCAGGCATTGCTGCAGGAGCTATTAGACTAGGACTGGTTCTCGCTGCTGCAGGACGTGCCATCTGTCTGGTAGGAGGACGATCCACCTGTTCAAACTGTAGATTTCCTGCTGCTGCAGGGTTATTTAAAAAACTAGCATCTGAATTGGATGGCTCTGGTTCTACAATAGATGGATATTGCTCTGCTGATCTTTGCCGTGCAGCCACTGCTTCTGCATTTGGTGTCTCATATTGGAATTGAGTTCCAGGAGGATTCATTGCACTAGGCAGAGGTTGTGGTTGATACTCTGGTTGAGGAGCAGCTGGAGCTGGTTGAGTTATAGGATTATGCTGATAGGTAGACTGAGGAACTTCAGGAGCCTGAGGAACAATAGGGGGTGTGTTATCTATCTGAGGCATAACCAGGTTACCTTGATTGGTATTACCTAATCCTACATTAGGAGCTGTTTGCTGCTGAGGTAGACCAGGAAAAGGAGCTCTGGTCATTACAGCCTCTTTCAACATCTCTATAGCTTCAGCATAGTCAACGCCTCGTTCACTTGCTCTTTTTACGAATCCTTCTATGAAGGCCTGGTCTTGGTTTGTCATACTAGTTTTTATATTTTAAATGTTTGATAGTTTTGTCTGTTAGCTTGCCTGGCGCTTTGTATATCTGTGCATCTTTAGGTACAACTTTAACACCATCATGTGTTGCTGTATTGAGGGGGCGACCTTTCTTACTCAGCATATACATAATCTTCTTTTTAACTGCTTCAGTCAAATTTATTTTAGGAGTAACACGATCCATCTCATTCAGCATATATTCACCTGCAGGTCTAACATTCTCAGGAACTTCTTGGGCTATGCTTTTAAGATCATTTCTAAAAGTTTGCATAGGTTTTCTTATAGTATCTCTCCTTGCAAACTCTCCGCTCATAGCGCCAGCTAAAGCTCCTGCCCCTAGACCAATTCCTGCGCCACCACCCACAGACTTAAGATACTCTTTTAATTTATCTGTATTATCCAATTCATCTAGCTCACCTTTTCGATGTTTGTTGATTGTTCTGATAAGCCCTGTGGTACCTCCTATGCCAGCACCTAGCGCTCCTCCAGCAACTGCTCCTACAGTTTTGTAGCCTTTTTGTTTACCCAGCAACATTTTTTTAATTGCTCGTAAATAATGGTCAATATTTTCGTCAGGTGTCATATCTTTAATATTATATAAGATACTCTTGACCTCTGATAGCTAAAAAAAAGAAAACAAAAGAAATCCCCCGACGCCTACTCGAGACGGTCGGGGGACTCTTTTTTACCAACCACGGGAAAGTGTCGGTTCGTCAGATGTTATAGCATCCGACGAACCGTTCGGTTCGTGACGAACCGTGTGTTTTATCTGCGCTGATGGTGGCGCTTACCCTGCTGCCTATAAGGCTGCTGGGTTCTTTGCTGCGGAGGCAACTGCTGCATAGCTTCAGCAATGCCCGCAGCTACTTCTTGTGTAAGTAGCACCACATCGCTTACGCTTTCAGCTTCAGTTTTGATGCTTGAAGTTACTATGCTAGCAGCCATCTGCTGCACAGGTGCTTCAGCTACTGGCGCTACTGCCTCTACCACAGGCTCAGCTACTGGCGCTGCCGCCTCCACTACAGGCTCGGCTACAGGTGCTGTCTCTACAACAGGTGCAACCACAGGCTCAGCTACTGACGCTACTGCCTCTACCACAGGCTCAGCTACAGGCTCAGCTACAGGCTCAGCTACAGGCACTGTTTCTACATGGACTTTAACTGCGGATGATGGCGATAGTAGTTCAGCTAATCTTGCAAGATTAGCCATCTGTTCCATCGTTATAC